TTTTGGTATTAAAAGGTAGTCTAATTTCTTACTCTGTCGTGTAACAGAATGAAAAAAGTAAACACCCTTGTATAAAAATTTGAAGTGTAACACAAAGGTGTTATTTCATTTATATCGCGTCTTCCCGCTTGTATTTTTACCGGTCTTGATGAACTTGTATCGTATCCACATAAATGTTGGAGACCATATCGGTTATAAGTATCGTATAAAAGTCAAATTTTTAATATATTTTCCTGAGATATATAACTCATGTGTGTGTATAAGGTGGAGCTGCTATCCATCTCGCAAGGAGAAAATCCTCTCCTGAAGCACAAGCTTCAGTGACTATAACATCACTTGCAGAACCAGTTCCATGAAAACTAAATTCATAATTTCTATCTCCTGTAAGCTCTAACATCGAAGTGCCAGAACTAATCCAAGGATCAGTAGAACAGGAGAACACAAACAAATTATTTGAATAGAAAGGAATTTCCCCCTCAATTCCAGCGTTAGTATGCGGTACATAGGCGAGTACACCATTCATAAAATAGTATACAGGTCCAGATGCACCTGCAGTTACACCAGGAGCTGAAGTTGACGTTCCTTGACTAAGCAGTGATAAAGTTGCTGTGTCCATATCTCCAATACTAGAATTTGTAGTAACATGTAACCTTCTTTTAATACCACCTCTCATCGCTAAGTAAGCTAATCTTAAATAAGATAGTAACTCTGGGGATTGGGACACATCAACAGTCATTGATGGAACCAGAGGGGGAAAAATAGGAAAAGTAGCATTATACTTAAATGTAGTAGTACCAGAAGCTGTGGTAGTTACTTGATTTGTCATGAAAAATCTTTTCAATAATGATCTAAATGATACTGGTCTTTCTCCAAAATATTCAGCACACAAATTATCTATTTTTGCATAGGTCGGGTTGAGTGGAATACAAGTCGTTTCTCTTGTTCCAACATCATGTGATTCAGTGTGCACTTCATCAGTTATATAACGTGATGCAGATGCGATTTGTCTACTCAGCGGCATTAAGTCCTGAGAAAATCTATTAAAGTGCATATTTTCTGAATAAACATATACATTGATTGATATATCACTGTTATCGGGAGATTGGAGTTCTGTAAAAGGGACAATTCCAATGTAACCATTACATGTCAACCATTTTCCAGCTGATACTGTAAATTGATCACTAACCGAAGTTGCCATGTCATTATTCGTCAAATTTAATGCCCATGGTTTTGGAAAAGCCCACTCTACACAAAAATCAACGGTTTGAGTTTCTTGGATATCAATTACTCGTGCATATTGTTTATTTGTATTTAAATCACCATCTATTAACACTTGTTGTTGCAAATTCGGCTCATAATAAATGAGCAATTTACCTCTGTGAAAAATAGAACAAACTATTTCAATTCTAAAAGTAATATCTCCACGCCAGTACTTAAAAGGTGTTGCACAAAAACCTAGTGCCGTCGGCTGTACATTGTTTTTACTGTTAAACAATCCATGATTAGCTCGTGGACTGACAACAGATCGAAACAGTACAGACGAAAACGGAACAGATGTATGTGCCCACGTAAAAGTAGTAAGGTAGGAGACAACTTTTGTTATGAAAGCGAAAGTAAGTTCGTCTTGTTCAACAGCTGCAAATCTTGGATCTACAGTTAATTCTTGTTTTGGATCCAGTGTTAATCGTAGTCCAGTGTCGACTCCTATTGTCTGAGCACTATTTTGAAATGGTTCATTTTTTACTCTATGAGGGACAACTATTAGTGTTGGATATGACCAACCAAATATAGCAGCCAAGTTACTAACTCCAGTTAAAACTATATTACTCGCATCAGCGAATGGTTTAATTACTGGGATACTTGTAAGAGCTCTTGCTACAACTGCCAATTTAGAGGCTATTCTTTCAACGGGACCTTTTTCTCTCTCATCTCCTGCTTCTGTATGATAACGAGATTCTGTAGTAATTGCTAATAAAGAACCTGTAGGACATCCTAATTCAACATCTTCCATCCAAGCATATATTTGTACATATGGTGTTGAAGGGGATGCTGCTACTGATTTAATATTATTAATTGTCATATATATTAAAGAACCTAAACCTATTGCATCATTAAATGATGCAGAAAGAGCAGATGCAATGTTATTAAATAATCTCATCATAGGTTGTGGTGATACAAAAGGCAACTTAACTATATAGGGTGTATTTTCATTAACGTCTAAAACTTTAGCACCTGGACATTGTGAGAAATATTGAATTTCCATTTCTGGAAACGTGCCCATCGGCAAATACTTCTGAACAACGTCATTAGCTAAAGGTAATGGAACGTAACTAAATAAAATCTTCCCATAGTGTTGCGGTGTACCTGACATTGCTATCTTTAATACTAAATTGCCGCGAAGATATGCATAATTTCTTAATTTCGCGCGTATACCGGGATTATCTGTAAACAGTTTCCACACGTCATACGTTCCTTGCAAAGCAGTATTTAATGTTAATCCAAATTGTGCAATTAAAACAGGACGACTAAAGAAATCTTTGAGATCTAATGGTGTTTTCAAAATACTTAAAGTACTTATCGGCTTACCACTATCTCCTAGATCGGCTTCTGTTCCTCCTACATCAATGATATTTTCTATTTTCTGTTCAGTATCTCCTTCGATTGGACCATTAGTCATTTGACTAACATCGTGTGACTCCGTATGAATGTGACATTCAGCCGAAGCTTGCGCTGCAAATGATTGCTGACTTCTCTTAGAAATAATCCTATTAATAGCATCAAGTGATATAGTTAGTTCATTATGTCGATGTTTCAACTTATTATAAGCATCCACATGTTCTTTAAAAATCTGATTATTTGCGTATTGGTGATGTCTCTCTAGATCATAAGGATTATGACCTGGTATAGGGTTCTTAGTACTCACAAGATCGTTTTCGACTTGTTTCATTTCTTGTTGATATTTATCTTTTTCTTTTCTTAGTACTTCATCGTATTTCATAAGCTTAATGTCGAATAGGGGCAGCTTAACCTGACTATTCCATATGATGTTAAGACAGTTCTCTGACTGAATTAAAATACATCCATTGAATCCAATGCACCATCTAATGCACTGTATCTGGATGTAAGTTTTAATTGATTGCTAATCTACACCACCATCAAGGTAGGGTAGAAAAGTAATCGGATTTATACCAGCTCTGTGATATGCCATATCTACTTCATTTTCAGGATCAAGTTCACGTGGAACGATCGGCACATTACTTTCACTTAGCCAGCGCATTGGTATGTAAGGTTCATACGTTTTTGCTTCTTCTATAATGAAACTTGTTGCTTCTAATAACCCAAAATTATCAGGATATAAATCATGATAATGTGACTCAGTCCAGGGTATTGCTCCATGTATAACAGCATCATAATAATAATCATCTCCATAATATGTATGATGGCTTGTTTCCAATTCTGTTAATACAATAATATTTACTAAGTCCAAATTTGATTCTTCAAATGTTAAATCAGCGTCGTCTAAATAAAGGTCTTGATGATCTTGTATCCTATCTATATTTCTGAGGTAAATATCCTCATCAATATTAGAGACCATATTATCTATCGCTATCTGCATTTCATCGAAATTTAATTCCGCTGTTGGTAACATTCTTGATTCAGTATGTATTGTAAGTGCATCTGTAACATAATTATAACTTGGTATTTTTTCATTTAAATAATCTAGTTTTATGAGATAATGATCGGAATAAGCTTTAATTAAAAATTCTCGTGTATTATCATATATTCTACGATCAACATGTATATATAATTCCCATAAAAATGAACGTAAAGTATCAATCATTTGTTCTTGTTCTGATTGAAAATTAGATGGTATAAACCATTGTAACATTTTATATAAAGTATCCCAGTGAAGTGGAGCCATGATACGATTTAATTCGTTATGGTATTTAAATTTTCGTTTAAGAAAACTCATGTCTTCAATCTTCGTATGTTCTTCAATGTCATCTAATTTGTTTGCTGATGTGTATCCCATGCCATATTCTTTATTAACAAAATCACGATATACTTTATTACTAAATAACACCTTAAAAGCAGCTTTTACTGCGTTTAAGAGATCATCTCCATAAACTCTTGGTAAATTGTTTTCAAAAAAATCAACATCTAATCCTACAATAGAATACCATGCATACATTAACATCATCACATTACGTATGCAATTTTGTTCAGCCGTACCATATTTACCCGAAGGTTGTAATCCTGGTACCATAAATAAATCTTTACACATTTCAACAAATGGAAATAACATATCTGATAGGATACCACGCACAATCGTTAATGCTAACGCATTATACCCAAAATGTTTTAAAACGTTGTGTTCAACCGAAGCTGAAGCCCAAGCGATATCAAAAGGAATTCCTGTATCAAACGACTCATAGTCACCTTCATTACATTCATCATCCATATCTCCTAGTTCTTTATATAATATATGTGCTTCTTTATGCATATCAATTCCCACACAGGAACCGAATGCATCTCCATGCTCCACCATAGTTGTATATAGGGGCGACAAATACATACGTGCAACAATTAACGCATCAAGTGGTGCACCATAAAAAACTCTAGTTTTACCTGAATAAATCTTACTTAATTCTCGAGGTTCATCTTTAAGTTGAGCTGAACATATCATAGGACCTTGTTCACTCTTGCTGTAACTATCCAATAAGGATACTACTTTGAGTTTTAACTCATCTGTGGCCTCTCTTGTTACAATAGTATTTAATTCTTCAACTATTTCTAGATAATCTGACTTCTTTCCGCTAAATCCAAAACCTGGACTAGTCGTAACGTTTATACGTTTCATGTAAGGGTCATTAATTATACCATTAATAGCTGCATCCATTGTCACGGGATTCATTTTCTTAATTCCCTTTTGTTCTAATGTTTTAATTATGTGACTGGAATATTTATCAATACATACTTGTAGTATTCTTCTATCTAAAGATTTTCTTTCCTTATTCAATTTGCGCAATGCAATATTATATGGTGAGATATATTCTCCATTCCTCATTGTTGGTTTCATCATAGGTTTTCCATATAATTGTTGTGGATAAATATGCAATCTTTCGAAAAATAATTCATCCAAAATTCCTTTCTTGCTCATAAATGTTTCTTCCAATTTTGATTTTTTGTTTACAAGAACTGCGCCTGGTAATTTTCCATAATAAGTTATACCTCTTAACTCTTCATGCATAAATGGTGATTTTGATATAGGACTCTCTAAAATAGTACGCATATGATGTGATTCAGACGAGATAGACATTAACAACGTTTCTCTCTCTAATTGCTCAATTGATTTTTCAATAAGTTTTTTATCTAAAAATACAGCAAAAGAATCTGTACCATGATTAGCACCTGCTACATGAATACCGCAAATTGAATGTCCTTTCGCAACTTTACAAATTACGGGTTTTCCACATTGACCTGTTGTATGTTCTTTCCACTCATATTCTAAGTGTTTATTTATCTCAATTTGTCCAAGATTCTTATCCTCAATCATCATTCGATCTTTTGAAAATTTTACTATAAGATCAGTAAAATTAATCATACCTGATGTAATTTCAGAAATATCATCATTCACAATGTGTTTGGTAATATCTCTAAATTGGACACTAGATAATCTAACTAAAGAAACATCATTTCCCATGTGAACTATATCATCGGGACTCAAAGTTGACCACTCGGTAATTTCATCCATTTTCTTACCTGGAACAACACCAATTCTGATTATTTCATTTGTACCTAATGCATGTGTATTAATCAATGCATAATTCTGTCTGATTCCAAAAAGATGTGTATCTAATTTTTTATTTGAATCAATGACTACCCAACGAGTATTTCGTGCAATTGCTAAATAAAACTCATGAGCAGTTCCATTATAAACTGGTTGAGGGTTTATATGTTGATAATTCCAAGTAGCTACTTGATCATTACCAACCGGTACAACATCATATCTAATATTAACTGAATCAACTAAATCTTCATATTCATTAAGAGCGCGATTCGCCTGTGAATCTTTTTTAAACTCAGTACTAACTTCAGTTTTCTTAGATCTTTTTTTATTTTTACTACTCCCAAAAATAAATGCAAATACACTTTCTACTAAGTGTGTAATTGAAACAACCATACCAATATAAATAACTATTTGCATTCCATGCTCCATCAAATTAAAACTCATATCAACAGCAGGGTTGAAAAAACATTTAACACTTTTCCATTTATGCATAACTTTATTCCACTGATTATCACGTATTTTCTTAAAAAAGTAAAAAGGCAATAATGGTGTAATAAATTTAAATGCAATTGCAATAACCATGAATACTAAAATAGCTCTTTCCCAAGACACTAATTTCATGCATATCATAAGTGCAAACATAATTGTTACAAAAATACTATAATATGTGTTAAATTGTTGTTTTAAATCAGGAATAAATAACGACGCCAACGAAACCATAGAGTATAAAATAACGTTACTAACGAAATCTAAGCCAAATTTAAAAAATTTATGGAAAAAATCAACTACCAAAATAATTGATCCACCAACATTTGATAAATAGACAAAGAAATCTGTAGTATAATTAAAAAATACTGCTCCAGCCTCTGTTTTTGGTAAATAAATTTTATCTTCCTCTTGTAACAATGCTAATGCAGTCTCACTCTTTATATGTTTAGTATATTCTTTTAATAAATGAGCAGTGAGAGCATATATATCATCCTTTTCTTCTCCCAATAAAAATGGTATATCATTACCTTCAGTAGCACTAGTTGGTACATGTCTGTGTGTCTTAAACACCCATCTGTTTAAATGTTCGCCTGAACTACATTTATCATAATCAATAGCTGTACTACCTTGTTTTCGGTACTCATCTTTTACAATAGGCCCAATCATTTCTAATCTACGTTTGAAAGCAGAGGGATTGCTAAATAAAACATCCAAATTCATGTCTGGATTATTAGTATCCATTACTATCATTGAAGAATTAAATGCTACCTTGCCTTTATCTGTAAAAGCTGTATTTAAAAGACATTGCAAATTATCAGCCAATCCTAATAATTCTTTCATGGTATCATCTCCTTTTGTTTTGACCAAATCTCTATGGTCTGATCCTGGTTCGGATATATGACAGAAAGGATTCCATGGATTATATCCATCCCAATAATCTTGATTTTTTGGTTTAGAATAAATCATGTCTTCTGTAAATGGTATACCAATTAAATAACACCATAACCTACATACATAAATTATTAAATAACTTTTTCCAATATTTGGTGGTCCATAAATAACAATGCAATAAGGTTTGTGTCTCTTTTTTAAAATTTGACATTCTAATGATGATAATACTTTTTTCAATTCTAATGTCAAATTAAACAATTCTTTACCTTTTGTTGTTAAAGGATTTGTTTTTTTCATAGTTACATCAAAAAAATCATGTAATTTTTTACACTCAATAACATATTGTGATCGCTCCAAATAACCTGGTATAGGTAAACCTACATATAATTTGTCAGCATATGCTAATAATTCTTTAGTGCGTAATTTTGCGCTTACAACTGGTGTATTTGAGAAGATCACTGTGCCTAAATCAATACCTTTAGCTAATAGTTCTCCCATTCTCATTAATACAATAACTGAAGCAATTCCAGATCTCACAATATCAGTGATACCAAGTTTTTCTTTATTTTTTAAAGTATCACTTTCAACACTTCCAAACATCTTAATTATATTTATTCCAATTTCTTTAGGAAATAATTTAAGGGCCGCAGCACATATAAACATATTCTTCAATGCTGAAACAGCATTACTATCATAAACATAATTAATGTTATCATTGAAATCTTCAATATCATCAACGAAACTTTCTGTATGAACAGAATTTGAAACTATAAATAATCTTAAAATAACTCGTGCAGTTGCACTAACTATAAGTTTATCAGCTATAGTAAGTTTTGTCTGAGAAGACAAAAACATATAAATAATTCCAAATAACATTTCACCTTCAGAATAATATATTTGACGACTAAAAATTACAAATTGAATTACTAAATCAACTAAATCAGTTATTTCTTCTAAATGTTCAGTTCCTATAATACTTTCAATAAATTTATTGTAATCAAGCATATTTGTTAATTTATCCAAATTATACTTCTTTGTAAAACTTTTAAATTTTGAATAGAGGCTCAACTGAGCTTCTCCACTTAATTTATTAAAAATTTTTTTTCCATACTCATAAGTATCTAATTCTACATTATCTAATGGTACAATATCTTCATGAATATCTTGTTTAAATTCATTCTTTAATGAATTAAAATGCATTTCTGTATGCATATTAACCTCTGTAACAATTTTCTTTTTAGCAACATAAGGTTTTTTACGTTGTTGGCTAACAATAACAGGTTTGCCATCTGCTATACGTTGTTTATTCTTTACTTCTAACTTGTTAGCATGTAATTGTTTATTAATATCTAAATTGATTTCTGCTTCTTTTTGATCAATACTTTCTTCGTATTTTTTCTTTAAAAAAGGAACGTCCATACGGACTAAAATTGATTTTTCTGGTTTCCTTTCTGCAGTATCAATATACTCAAACTCATCACCAAAATTTTGGTGTTTAATATGAGCATGAGATTTTAAAATTGTAGTACGATTATAATCATTATTATTATTTTCAGTAGCAATTTCTTGCTTCTTTAATTTTCGTTTGGTTATATGTTTTTTAGCTCGTCCTACAATATCCGACTTCGGAATATCTTGTTTTAATATTCTCTGAAGTTTATTATCGGGTAACATGAGATTATCATCTTTATGTTCTAAAACTTTAAATAAAGTTCTAGCTTGTGCTTCATCTCCACCTGATATAGACTTAGAATATCGATCAAATAATAAATTATCTTTTTCGATTTTAACTAATTTTTTATAATATCTCTGTTTTTGCAACTTTGACATTAAATAAATATCTGTATCAGTAATCTCTACTCCGTCTTCTATTTTTTTATTTAAATTAATTAATTTGCCATTTTTTACAACTGAATTAAATTCAGGAGCATTAACATTAAATTCAATTAAACTCTTTTTTTCCTCATAATCTAAATTTTTATTTTTGATTCGAGAAGCAGCTCTATTTTTCTGTCTGTCTATCTCTTCTTTTGAATCATAGGAATCTCTAAAAATATCTAATTCATGTTGTTTAATTAGATTCCTATTATAATTTTGTTCTTTGATTTGACTTTGAGTCAATTTTGGTAATAATACCGGTTTGCTAGTTAAGTTTGCTTTCGCATTTCGAGTAAGGTTATAACTATAACATACTCTATCGCTTTATAAGATACATAAAAATGTAAATTTATTATTAACTGTAAATTGATAAAACATTTCCATCTAAGGAAGTTAATAAAAGATCCGTATTGCCTACGCACGGGTCATTTGTATATGTGTTGTTTCGTAAAATTCTTTATGGTATAACATAACATATAGTAGGTCTGGGATAAATTTTGAACTTAAAATTTCCAAAAATAACTACGCTTTGGTTTTAATTAGTCAATGTACATAAAGTGTACACGACGATGTTAAAAATAAGAGGGTAGAAAACCGTTTAGTTCATATAAAAAGTATATAGAATGACTTATATAGATATATAAAGACACTCGCTTATAAAAATAAGTCGAGAAGCCTTAATTATAAAAATATAAGTCATTCTATATACTTTTTATATGAACTAAACGGTTTTCTACCCTCTTATTTTTAACATCGTCGTGTACACTTTATGTACATTGACTAATTAAAACCAAAGCG